TTTTAGCTGCTAGAGCGTCTTTGGTACGCACGCTGATTAGCCTGCGCTCAAACTCAGCAAAGCCACCGAGCATATTGAGCATCAAGCGGCCAGTAGGCGATTCGTTGATCTCGGGCAAGTCAACAAAACGAACCTTGATGCCGCTGTTGACGATGTTGAGAATCTTCTCTGCGTCACGGGCCAGGCGATCAAGCTTGGCCACAATTAAAGTGGCTTTGAATTTCTTGCAATCAGCTAAAGCTTTCTTTAACTCCGGGCGATCATTCTTAGCACCGGACTCAATCTCGATGTAGCTAACATCTGGCTCGGCACCAAGGAATTTCTTAACTGATTCTTGCTGTGCCTCAAGACCAAGACCAGAGCGGCCCTGGCGATCAGTTGATACGCGGTAGTAAGCAACGTAGTTGGTAATCATTTTCAATCTCCACTTTGGTAGTTGACGGACATAGATATCTACGCCCAGACCAGAGTGGAGCACATGAGATATCTGCTTGTCAACCCCCTATTGCAAAAAAGATATCCACAGGTATATCCTTGCAATATTTAACCGGAGGGATATATGGCCACAACAGAGTTTTCGGGTTTCTACTTTCGCCTGCGCCCACAGGCCAGGCACCTGCTAGCGGCTGCCAGCAAGAAGTTGGGCAAGGATCGCACGGCTATCTTGCATGAGCTCATTGAGCAACATCTGTCCCAGCACCTGGAAGTTGACAACCGGCTCGATGCCCTGATTGCCAACCAGCCAGATATCCAATGAACGGCAGGGGCAGGCGTAACAAGGGTGCGACAGGCGAACGAGAGCTAGCTGCAATACTGACTGAGCAGCTTGGGTTTGAGGTCAAGCGCAAGCTTGGCCAGGCCAGAGACGGTGGCCACGACATCGAGATAGGCCGGTTTTGCATCGAAGTCAAGCGCCAGGAGCGCCTGGCCATCGAGGATTGGTGCCGCCAGGTCGAGCTCTCGGTTACCACCAGCTCAGAAATCGATTCTGAGGGCTCTGTGGGCTCGCCTGTGCCTGTGGTGATCTTTAGACGCTCTGGGCAACCCTGGAGAGCTGTGGTGCCTCTGGATTGGTTCTGTAAGGCCGTGAGGGAGGATCTCAATGCCTAACGAGCTATACCAGCACTTTACCAAGCGGGAAGAGGAGTTACTTGGAACCAGGTGGTGCTCGCATTGCAGGCACCGAAGACAAGCAGCGGGAGGGGTATGGAAACTATTGAACCAGGGCAAGAACAGAAGGTGGCAATGCGCGACCTGCGTGGAGAACCAGAAGGGTCGAGCTGTGCCGACTGCAAGAACGTAAGTTTTAGAGGATGGTTTTTATGGTGTCGATTTTTTGATAAGCCAACGACCGGGAGGGTCAACGGATGTTCCGCATACCAGCCAGAGTGACGAGCTACGCTGCCGGTCTTGCGGCTGTGTGCACCCTGATTCTCGGATGGTCAATCTGTCTTACGGTGGCGCTGTTGGGAATTATTCTGAAAAGTTTTACTTGCACGGCGAGGCTGCGTGGGTACTCAAGAGATATCGCACCAAAAAGACCCGGTTGGCTTACCTCGATGCTGTGGAAGAGAAAAGAGGGCGAACCGCCCGAGTGGCGTTACGGGAAGAGATGATGAGGATATGGGAACACAAACAAACACAGCGCAAGTGATCGAGTTCAAGCTGCCTAAGCGGCCCAAGATAATTGAGAAGCAGGCACCGCCAGATCAGCGTAAGTTCGCCGTGGTTCCGATGCGAGCTGCATTGGATACGGAGCTGCACGGGTTCTCGGTCAAGGTCTTGGTGCTCTTGTGCTCATACGCTAACCGAGCTGGGATAACGTGGGTTGGCCAGCAAAGGATCGCGGAGCACTTGCAGGTATCCAAGCAGCAGGTAGCCAGAGCTATGAAGCAGCTGCGAGACCGTGGCCACATCGAGGTGATGAGCAAGGGATTCAGAGGCGAGCGAGCCAACACGACCAGGGTGATCTATGACCCAGAGATCAAGGCCAATGATGCGATAGCTATCACTAGCGGACAGGAAGACACCAGGCCACCGGAGACAAGGCGCAGGGAGGCCAAAGAGATGGCCAAGCAAGGAGAGGGTGTAACCCGGTCGGGAAATAACCAGCCATCACAGGCCAACAAAGCACCAGACTTACCCGATCAGGAACCTGAGTTCACAGAGGAGCAGATGGCAGCCAACCGAAAGAGGCTAAGAGAGATGCTGGGAGGGTTGGCAACTAGGGATGGATTTCACTACAACAGACCAGAGAAACTAGGAGACATGATGGCTAGGAAACCAAAGGCAAAACCAACACCAAAGACAGCTCACATAGACAACACACAGGTTGTCAATGAAGAGGCTCTCATAGACAACATCATAGACAACACAGGTGTTGTCCAAACAAAGAAAAACATAGGTTATGAAGAGGTATTAAGTATTTATGAAGATATAAGTAAACATAGGTTTTCTAATGTTAGGACAACACGGATCGATGAGGTTGACCTGCGATGCGCTGCGATCATGTGCGAGGTTGGGGTCAGTCGGCAGAAGTTCATCGATGCCTGCCAAACCATGCCGGTCTGCCTACGGTTGTCTGAGGTCTGTGAGCAATTGGCAGGGGAGGCTACAGGATTCTGATGCCTCTAGGACGCGAATACAGCCCCGTGGTTGGCTCCGTAGATGTGAGTGGCTACCCTTGCATACCCAAGGTAGCGCAAGCCCTCCTAGAGCCCGCTATGCGATTCTGTACAAAGGCATACGTTCCTATGCGTTTGGACACCGGTGGGAGGGGTGGGCAACGCGATTCAGCCTGGCCCGGCAGAGGCACCCATGCTCCCCCCCACCCAAGACGTATGTACGGGGGTGACCCCCTCAAATTTTCCCCATATTTTCATGGCACAGGTTTTTGACTTTACTTGGAGGAGATGTATGACGATGGAAGATATCTTGCGTGACTTTGTGTTGCAATTGCTACGCAGAGGATTTACCGTGGCACAGATTGCAGAGGCCCTGGCAGCTCAGAAGATAGCTCTGATGCAGGCTGACGAATACTTGTCTGCAATCAAAGAATCAGATCAACAACCTTGAGGAGATATATGAAAAAGAAAGAAACCGATTTGATTAGGAAGATGATTCCTAACCCAGAGATATTTGGGGATATAGGAAACCATCAAATTTACATCGAAAGCAGGGATGAGTTTGCAGCTTTGGCCCTAGTAGCTGTTTGGAAACTTTCAGGAACAATCAGCCTTGAAGATACCCAGATTGAAGGTGATGTGCACGCTGCTTACGTCATTGCAGACAAAATGATCCAAGAGAGAATGCTAAGACAAGAAGGGGGAAAAAATGGCGTATGAGATGAAACCTGGTCAGGGGTCTGCCTGGCCAAACGAGAAGAGAACTGAGGATTGGCATTCTGCTTTCCGGGGTAAGGTGATGCTGCCAGATGGCAAGACCCATTGGCTGGACATCAACCCAAAGAACTCGGATGGCAAGACCTGGTACCAGATAAAGATTGGCAAAGAGGTAGCAGCCCAGGGTGAATCCTACTCAGCTGCTCACAAACCATTCCCGGCCCAGGACAACCACAACAAAGCCAAGGCAAACGGATTTAAAGACCTTGACGAAGATATACCGTTCTGATGGCCAGACCTAAGTCGCGTATATCCGAGCAGGTACCCAGCCTCAAGAACTGGGGCGGGGTGCGCTCGATCTCCAGGCGCATGGAGCGCTCGGCCACCATCATAGAAAACCGAGAGGCCATTGCGTTTTCTCTGCTGTGCATGGCCAACACTAAAATCACAGATATCCTAACTTGGGACGAGGACGGAAATGTCAAGATTAAGGCGGCAAGTCAAATTCCAGATCACGCCCTCCAGGCAATCAAAAATATCAGGGTCAAGCGTGAGAAGGATGGTTCGCAGACGCTTGACGTTGAACTCTACGACAAGGTTGGCGTGCTCCGTTTACTTGCTAAAGCGTCTGGATTACTTGATAACCCGGACGATGGATCGGATAAACCATCAGTCATAGGCATCAACGTCCAGGCTCCCGAACCCATCGATGTGGAGGTGAAAGATGAAACAAGATTGGATCAATAGCGTTGCCCACTTAAACGCACAGAGCGCAGGCATTTTCTTGCTTTCAATGATTGCTTTGATTGCAGTAGTAATCATCATAGATATACGAAAAGAGAATGACAAAAACTAAAGAGCGCAGTCAAAAACAAATCCCATCTACCGGGCTAAATCTAAACTTTTCAAGGTCTCCGTCTGTCTGGGGATTCTTGCAGTCTGATGCATTTGTCCGTGGGCTGATGGGGCCGGTAGGATCTGGTAAGAGCTATGCCTGTGCAGCTGAGATAATGATGCGAGCGGTACGGCAAAAACCCAGCCCGGTGGATGGCATCAGATATACCCGGTTTGTGATCGTGCGTAACAGCTACCCGGAGCTGAAGACCACAACAATCAAGACCTGGCAAGACCTGTTTCCAGAGAACACCTTTGGCCCAATGCTATGGACACCGCCCATTACCCACCACATACGCCTGCCGTCCAGGGAAGGCGCATCTGGGATCGACTGCGAGGTAATCTTCCTGGCGCTCGATCAGCCCAAGGATGTCAGAAAGCTGCTATCTCTTGAGCTCACGGGTGCGTGGGTTAACGAGGCCAGAGAGCTCCCCAAGGCGGTGATCGATGGGCTCACTCACCGGGTTGGCCGCTACCCCACCAAGCGAGATGGGGGCGCCACCTGGCACGGCATCTGGCTTGATACCAACCCAATGGATGATGACCATTGGTATTTTCGTATGGCTGAAAAAGAAAAGATGACCGGCCCGTATGCATGGAAGTTTTACAGGCAACCAGGCGGGGTGATCGAGGTATCTCCAGGTGACCTGCCAGAAAACCCAGAGGCCAACGACCATATCTTTTCTTCTGGCCGGTGGTGGAAATTAAACCCAAAGGCAGAGAATGTGGGCAACCTACCGCCAGGCTATTACCAGCAGATGCTCCTGGGCAAAAATCTAGATTGGATTCGCTGCTATGCCGAAGGCCAATACACCTACGTTCAAGAAGGCAAGCCCGTCTGGTCTGAGTACGATGACAACCTGATGAGTGGTGAGGTGGATTACGACCCATCCATACCGCTACAGGTCGGCCTAGACTTTGGTCTTACGCCAGCTGCGGTCATAGGTCAGCGGCTCGCTAACGGGCGTTGGATAGTTCTGCATGAGATTGTGACTTTTGATATGGGCCTGGAGCGGTTCGGCCAGCAGCTCCTGGCTGAGTTGAATGCGAGGTTTCCAAAGGCGCAGCTGATGGTCTGGGGTGACCCCGCTGGTATGCAGCGGGACGCGATCTACGAGGTCACCGCTTTTGACCACCTGAGAACCCTGGGGCTGCGAGCTCAACCCACGCCATCTAACGACTTCAAGGTCAGGCGTGAGGCAGGTGCCGCCCCGATGCAGCGGCTCATAAACGGCAAACCTGGATTGATTGTCAATACGCAATGCAAGCTCCTCCGAAAATCGTTAGCCGGTGGATATCATTTTAAACGCGTATCCGTTGGCGCAGGTCAGGAAAGATTCAGAGATAGCCCAAACAAAAACGAACACTCACACGTTGGTGACGCATTCGGATATCTGCTACTTGGTGGCGGCGAACACAGGCGCATGACCAAGAGTGCTTTTGCCCAAAACACACAGATAGCTCAAACGGTGGTCAATGCCGACTTTGATGTCTTTACAACTCGCTGAAAAACTCAACGAGCACCGCAGAAGAACGGGGCTGTTCTTTATGCCCTTTCACAAACACCACGCTACCAGGATAGATATCAAGTCCGAGGAAGTGCTGGTTGTGGCCAACCGAGAAGAGGCCATCGAGGTCTTTGACCAACAGGAACAGATGGGCGCAGCTGTTACCGCTTTCGTCTACAACGAACCAGCGGCTATCTTTGGGTTCGTTTCAATCTGGAAAGGCGTTGCCGAGGCGTGGCTAGTGGCCGATGATGTTATGAGAACCATGCCGGTTACGTTTACCAAAAGCGCAAAGCAAGTATTAGATATCTCTGCGATATCTATGGGATTGCATCGAACACAAATAACCGTTAGATCTACGGATACACGGGCGTACAAATGGGCATCAGCGGTTGGATTTAAGGAAGAATGCCTGATGCGAAAGTACGGAACAGACGGCGTAGATTATTTTTTGATGGCGAGGTAA